TTCTACTGCATCTAAATCATCTGCATCGGTATCTTTTACAAAACGCCCACCAGCATTACGGCAAAGCTCCTCGATAAAATCAGTGCATCCATACTCAAGTTGCAGCGCAATCAATTCTTCGTTTTTAAAGCGTTGCCCTTTCGTCTGATAAAGACGATTGTTTAATTCCGCCTCCGAAAATCCAAGAAACCCTGCTACCGCACTTTTTCCACCAGGTATGTTCTCAATCATTTCGATGATGACTTTCTTCATTGCCATAATTTTTGCCTTGTTTTTATGGTTTTCTTTTCGGTTAGTGTTGGTAAATTACAGTCATGCGATAATCGCAGAGCCTGACTTAATGGGATTACTAAAGTTTCTAATCTCTTCCGCAGAAATACCGTTTTCCAAGGCTTGAGATAGAATCTCTGAATATCTGGTCTCACCTGTATATTCAGTTCTTGGTAGAGAATTTGATGCGCGCCATTTGTAAACTGCACGCACAGAAATACCGCATAAATCTGCTACTTTAGCTGCACCCAAAGAGTCAATAATGTGTTTTAAGCTTTTCATATACAATCTCTTTAAATGAACTTGGAGTACATAATAATGCAGAACTGAAAGTACTTCAAGTTTTATTTATAATTGAACCAATAGTTCAAAGGTGAAAAAAATGATTACTGAAGAAAAAATTAAACAGGACTTTGCCGCACGGCTAGACATTGCATGTAAGAGAAAGAACTTGCCAGAAAAAGGCAGGGGGAAAATCATTGCGGATATACTGAAAATAACGCCAAAGGCCGTGAGCAAATGGTTCAATGCCGAGACACTACCAACTCAAGCAAATATTTATGTATTGTCTGATTTTTTAGGTGTAACAAAAGAATGGCTAACTTATGGCGATAAGAATGCCTCTATTGAGAAAATCGAAAAGCAAATATCCTACCCTTTATTAAGCTCAGTCCAAGCTGGACTATGGACAGATATTAGATCGCTTGAAGGATTTGACGGTTACGAGATGATCCCAAGCACAGTGATCGCCTCTGAAAACTCGTTTTATTTACGAATTGAAGGAAAATCTATGCTCCCTCGTTTTAATGAGGGCGATTTAGTTTTAATCGATCCAGACATTTTGCCCACTCCGGGGAAATTCGTGGCCGCAATCAATGGCGACAACGAGGCAACGTTTAAGCAATACAAAGAGCTTGGCTCGAGAACACCAGAAGGCATACCGCACTTTGAGCTTGTTCCGCTCAATCCGATGTTTCCAACATTAAGCTCGCTCAACCAAGAAATCCGTATTATTGGTGTAGCAAGAGAGCGTGTCGAAACGTTATAGTATTGCGTGACAATATGAGTTTAACGGGTTGTAATGGTAAATATTGAGTAAAAAATGAATATCCTGAATGAACATAAATTTTGTTTAGAAAACAAAGAAGCGGAAGCATTTATTGCTTTATTGAAGGCTTACCAAAAAGATCTCAATTGGACAAAGTCAAACAACACGCTTTGGCGGTCAATAAATTTCGTTCCCAATTCTGCCGAAGATGAACTAGGCGGGACAATTCCTGGCGCTGTGATACAAATCGAATTTAAATATCACAAGCGAATTGCCGAATCAGGGAAGATGGTATTAACATTATTTAAGCGTAAACAGCAAGAGAAATTGAGAGCCTATCAATTAGAAACCTCCGCAGAGCATAAGGTGACAAGCCACAATGGGATTATGCCAATCTACGGCACGCATGAACACATAGGGAAACGGGTGATTAAAATTAATCCCAAATATGAACTTGACGATATTACAAGTTGGTTTACTTTCTTTTGTGAAAAAATTAATTTAGACTATACAGGCAAACCACTTAAACAACCAAGTGAATAACATGATTAAATTAGACTGCCAATGGCTACAGAAACAAGCATTCTCCAACTGCTACCAAGTGAAAACGGTAAGCGGCGAGGAAGCTATTGCTGTGCAGACATATCACCGCTGGTCTGATGATTCACTGTTGTCATTTTATATACTCCCGTGTGGTGATAAGTTACTTATTACTGACGAAGCGGAATCTATTTTTCATTTCCGAGCCATGGGATTATTGGAAAATAAACGCGCTTGGCGTGGCTTTCAGGAAAAACTTAACGGCACTAAAACCGATGTTCAACTTGAACAAGACGGTGAAATTTTCGTACTTTGTCGTCCTGATCAGGCTGCGACAACAATTGCCGATTTTGTTTCCGCTCTTTGTGCGCTCATGCACTACGAAAGAGAACTGCTTGCGCTACCTGCCGAAACAGTGGAGCTTGCCGAAGAAGTGGAGCATTATTTAAGATTATGGAAGCCAAGCGCCCAACTTATCCGTGCCCCAAAAGTGCATGGAATTTCTGGGCATAGTTATTCATTTGATTTCCAACTTGATAATCAACTGATTCTCGCAATCGCCCCTACTCCAAGCGCCGTCGGTGCCGTTATGCGGAAATCAGGGGATGTGATCAGTGGAAACGATTTAAACGGGCGAAACATTACAGTGATTGTTGATAATCGCACTGATGAACTTTTTGACGAACATAAAGCGGAAGAAGAAATTCAGATCATCTCAACATTAGCAAATGCCGTCCCGTTAACAAATCTCATCAATCAAGCGATGAAAAACACCCAAACTGCGCACTAACGTGGTTTGATCTGATGCCGGAGACATACCAACCACAATAAACCGCCTCACTGGCGGTTTTTTTATTAACATTTAAACTCCGCAATCAACTCCTCTAGCACAATCCTCTCCTGCTCATTAGCGCGCACAATCCTCAACTCTTCATCTACGCGCGACACTATCTCATTAACCCCTAAGCTATTAATCCCTTCGCAATTCAGCGAGATTAGCCATTTTTTAAATTCTTCTTTCATAATTCGCCCTCCTTATCGGCAGGTCCATAATAAACAAACTTCAATTTAAACCAACTATCGCTACCAAAATTTGCGATCAGCATCGCAAAAATCTCAAAAACACACCACAAAACACAAATTTTACTTTGCGATTGACTAAAAAATAAGCAATCAAACACATTTCCTTAAAATTTATTTATTTGAAAATCAACCTGTTATGAACAAATAGTACATTTTATCTAAAATATGTACTTTTTGTTCTTGACTAATATGAACTAAAGGTACATGATGCACCCATCAAAACGAGATACACATAAACAAATATCTCGATGCTCTTTTAAAATTTAGTTGTCGTGCGGATGATAAGTTGCACCTGGACTAAGGTGCGTAACCCCACAGCAGAAAACTGTACTGCGTGTTAATCGAAGAGATGCGGTTGGCAGATTATTAAATTACCAAGTGGCAGCGCTGCTTATCATCCTAAGCAATCTCAAAGAAGATACGACCGCAATCAGGGAAAGATGGGACAAGCCCGTGGATTGCAAGGATAAAGCAAACACAGCTAAGTGTGACAGCCGGAAAGACGGCATTTATATCAAAGTACATTCTATTTAGTGTGTTTTGACATAAAGAGCAAATAGATAGCAAACAAGGAGGTGGATCATGTAATCAAGGGACTTTTATCATCTATTTAGCTAATTTTTTACCTTAATTTAAAATCCATATTGAGATGGTTATTTGTCAAGTGGTCGATTGGCAAATATAGGCAAGGATGCCTAGAGATGTACTTGCCTGGCTGCGCAAGTAAATTTGCAGCCAAATTAAAGCGTGCTGACGTACAGAGAAACAATGGCTAGTGAAACTATTGTGAATGATAGATACGCACGCTTTAACGGCTCTTTGTTTGGTCGGTTGTGGAAACTGACACGGTACAAAAAACGGTAGCGTTATGAAAAATGACACAGGGTTCAAATCCCGGAGAGCCTCCAGCTAAAGCCGTTCTCAAAATGCGAATGGAATCGCCCAATCTTCTTGAAAATTGAATGGAATCGAGAGCGGCTCTAGCTGGAAACAGCGTTTTTCATAATAAAAAAATCTCCTTTTGATTGGTTATGCCCTCCACTCGCTTTCACACTTTGACGTTGGAGGGATTTTTTTAACCAATATCTTATTAACCATACGAGGTGAAACTATGAACAAGTTAATCAATTTTCTTAAAACCACTGCTTATGTAATCGCAACTATCCTTTCAGTCTGCCTAGTTGTTATGACGATGCTAACTGCTCTAGCGGCACAAGCAAGCGAACCAACAGCATTAGAGCTTGAACAAGCAAGAATCCAATGGATTGCCGAACACGGGCAATATCAACCAAATTTAACAGAGCCAGCTAAACAAGAGGCTCTAGTCTTTACCGCAACAAAACAAAAGGAATTGGATCATGAAAAAGGCAAAAGTAGAAATTAAGATAGAGCCAGATCCGAAAGGTGGCTGGTATGTTGTTGAAAGAGTTAATGGAAAAGTATGGTGGCACTCTTCTAATTATCAATCAGTAGAACTAGCTGAAACGAGAAAGAGAGAGCGTGAAGAGTTAAAAGCAAATACGGCTGAATGGCTCAATAACAAGCTCGCTCGCCGCTCAAAACCAAAAACTGGACTAGCAACCAAGCCAACATTAGTTAAGCGTATTTCAAAGGCTAAGATGCGTTATTTAAAACGTTTTGATGAGTACAACGAAATGCTCAATCAACAGCCTGAATCTGAGCGCCAAACTGAATTTCAACTTACTGAGATCCACCGTCTTTTTGGCGTACACGCAACCACAATCGAGCGAGCGATTTATTATCGCCAAATCAAGCCTCGAGGCAAAAAATTAATCAGAGGTCATTGGGTAAGAACATTCAAATACGAGGATTTATGCTCTTACTTTGACATATTGAGAGGTATTCCAAATGCAAACAATGCAACGCCAATGGGAAATTGCTAGTTTTACCGCTTATGACAAAGCACAAGAACAATATGATGCTTATGAGCGTGCAGTACAAAATGAAATTAGCGATATAGAAAGAGAAATAAAAAGTGGAGATAGCCAAACTTTATGCGAGTTTTCTGAGCTTATGGAGGAAAACGATAACGCTTGGATCAATATCTTCTTATGTAATCAATCGGCTCTTAAAAACTTGAGAGATGAGGCAGTAAAAAAACTTGCTGAAAATCGCATAGCGCAAAAAGAAGAAGATTATAAACGTGGTTATATTTAAATTTAAGGTAAATAAAAATGACAGAAAAATTTGAGTTGATCCTATCAACAGAAAGCAAAGTTTTAACAACCAATATTGCAGACTTTGAGAAACAAGCGGATGCGTTTATCTCTACCCTAACAAGCAATTTTGAAACCGATGATGACTTCTTGGCTGCAAAAGAAGAAGTAAAAATCCTTAAAGAATTAGAGGATAAAACAAGATTGGCTATCAAAAATGCCGTTGGCGGTGATATTAAAAAACTTGTTGAAACAGCCGAAAGCATTGCCGAGCGTTTTAGACAAGAGCGATTAGCCCGAGATAAATTAGTAAAAATCAAAGAATCTGAAATTAAAACTAAGATCGTAGAAGATGCGGTTGCAGAAATCTCAGATATTCGCCACAAACTAGCAAAAACAAGCGATATATCACTTGCGCTAGAAGAGAACATTCCAAAGCATAAGATCGCAAGCCGGATTGAAGAAAGCACAAAACGCAAAAGCTCAATCTCAGGCTTAACGAAAGCCGTAAATGCTGAGAAAACCCTAATCATTAGCGAGATCACTATTGAAGTCACTCGCTTAACTGAACGCCTTGAACAACTAACCTCTAAATCAAGCTATCTATTCCCTGATGCAATCAAGTTAATTGCAAGTGAAGAAGATTTAGCGCCAATCATTAAACAACGAATTGATGATGAGCAAAAGCGTGAATCTGAAATCAAGGCTAAGGCGCAAGAAGAGGCAAAAGTAAAAGCTGAAACGCAAGCCGTCCAATCTTCTTGTAAAGAAAAAGACATGGGAAGTGAAACGTTAAAAGTACAAGAATTGTCGCCTGGCGATGCCATTGAGCATTTTGAAGTAAGAATTGCATTCTCAGGAACGTTGAACGATGCCGTATCATTCGCTCGTAAAATTAAAGAGCAATACGGTGACAATGTAACACTCAAGAAAGTTAATTAAAGGAACAACAAAATGAATACATTACCGGCGAACATTCAAACAGCCCTAACTGAACGCAATATTGATACCGCAGTTTGGACAACTTTGCAAAATAGCGTTTTTCCTGGCGCAAAGGATGAAAGTATTTTGCTTGCCGTAGATTATTGCAAGGCTCGTAAGTTAGATATTCTTAAAAAACCTTGTCATATTGTGCCAATGTCAGTAACAGATGCAAAAACAGGCAATAAAAACTGGCGTGATGTGATTATGCCAGGTATTTACGAGCAGCGCATTACAGCATTTCGCACTGGTCAAATGGCTGGGCAAGATGAGCCAGTTTTTGGTGATACGGTTACATTCAGAGGTATAGAGGCTCCTGAATGGTGCAGAGTTACCGTTTATCGATTCATTAATAATGAACGATGCGCATTTTCCCATACAGAATATTTTTCTGAGGCTTGCGCAACAACAAAAGAGGGCAAGCCTAATTCTATGTGGAGCAAACGCCCTAGAGGCCAATTAGCGAAATGCGCTGAGGCTGGCGCATTGCGCAAAGCATTCCCCGATGAATTAGGTGGCGTAATTACTGCTGATGAAGTAAATGAAGAGCCTATCAATCAGCATAGCGCTGCAACGCCTGATAACGGAACAACGGTGATTGACACTCAATCGGTAGAATTAATCACTCCCGAACAGCTTGAGCAGATGAAATCTCTAATCGATGTTACAAAATCAAATGAGCATAGCTTACTAGCTTATGCGGGTAACGTTGAATCGCTTGAAAAAATCACAAAAAGCAAAGCTGAAGAAGTTATCGGGATGTTGCTTAGTAAACTAAACAAACAACAAGTCCAAGATGAAAGTAATGATGAGGATATTCCATTATGATCGATGGACTAATAACACTTGATTGCGAGCAAGGCACTGAAGAATGGCTAACGGCAAGACTTGGTATTCCAACAGCAACAGGAATCGAGAATATCGTTACGCCAACAGGTAAAAAATCAAGCTCGCAAATCAAATATATGTCTGAGTTGATTGAAGAAAGCATACTTGGTTTACAAGATAGCGGATATAAATCAGCTTTTATGGAGCGAGGCAATCAGCTTGAGCCGCTTGCCCGCTCGGCTTATGAATTTCTTACAGGAAACGCCGTCAAGCAAGTTGGCGGCGTATATCTAAATGAGAAAAAAGAGTTGATGGTTAGTCCTGATGGATTGATCCCCGAACTTAAAAAAGGGCTTGAGATTAAATGCCCGAAAATGAGTACGCATATTCAATACATCATCAACGGAGGCGTGCCGTCTGAGTACATTATCCAGGTGCAAGCAAATTTATGGGTGACTGGATATAAAACATGGGATTTTGTGAGTTATTGCCCTGAATATCAAAAACAGCCGTTTTATCTCTTTACGGTTGAGCGTGATGAAAAATTGATGGCAGCGTTTGACAAAGAAATCCCCGCATTTATCAAAACATTAAAAGCATATAAATCTATGGAGTAAATATGGCTGGAATTAATAAAGTAATTATCGTTGGCTTTTTAGGAAATGATCCTGATGTGCGCACAATGCCTAATGGTGAATTAGTGGTAAATATCAGCGTTGCAACAAGTGAAAGCTGGACGGATAAAAACTCAGGCGAGAAAAAGAAGTGACCGAATGGCATCGCATTGTCGTTTATCGAAAACTAGCCGAGATCGCCGCTCAATATCTATATAAAGGATCGCAAGTGTATGTTGAGGGAAGATTAAAAACTCGTAAATGGCAAGACAATAACGGTCAAGATCGTTACTCCACTGAAATTCAATGCGATAACTTGCAAATGCTAGGTGGCCGAAACCAAGATGCTGCACAAAATCAACCGTTCTAGGAGGAAATATGGCTAATTTTATTAAATTAACACTTTTAGATGAACGAGAAATATTCATCAATGCCGAAACCATCGTTAGTTTAAATACTTATCATGGTGCAACCGTAATAACAACATTAAATTCAAACGATGAGAGTTGCATAAAAGTAAAAGAAACACCTGAAAGAATATTGCACTCTATACAGTGCGGCCAACTATTCCGCTAATTGGAGGTGAAATGGATAACGAAAATATAGAGCAACAACTAAAAGAGCTTTACAAACAAGAGCAAGCTCTCTACTTAGAGATTGAGCGTGTTCGTGAGCGAATTAGAGAAATAATCAACTACACTAACAAAAATAAGGCCGCTAAATAGTGGCCTTTAAATTTACAAGGATGAGTAAAAATGTGGTTTAAAAATGCGATCATTTATCAACTAACAAAGAACATTGACTTCGGTGAAATCGAATCAAAACTAAAAGAATGCCAATTTACGCCGTGCGAACCGTCTGAGATTAGCCGATTCGGTTGGACTGCACCGTTATAAACAGATGGCAATTTAGCCTATTTTGCAGATAACAAAGTTTTGCTTATGGCTAAACGTGAAGAAAAGATTTTGCCGGTAGATGTGATCAACCGAGAACTAAATATCAGAATTGCGGCACTTGAAGAAAAAGAACAGCGAAAATTAAAGAAAACTGAGCGCCTATCATTAAGAGATGATGTTGTTGCATCACTAATCTCTCAGGCATTTTCCAAGTTTAAATCTACCGCACTTTTCATCGATTTAAAAACAAATCTGATTTACGTTGATGCAGCATCATCAAAATTAGCTGAAGATGCCCTAGCGTTATTGCGTAAATCACTAGGATCACTTCCAGTTATCCCGCTCAACTTTAATACAGCACCTTGCGAGGTGATGACTGAGTGGATTGCAGATAAAGAGCCTAATTGGTTAATCTTATTAGAAGAGGCTGAGATTCGGGAGAAAAACGATCTTGGCGTAATCAGTTGCAAAAATAAATCATTGCTCGATGAAGATATTGTGGAGCTTGCACAATCAGGGCTTGTATCGAAACTTGCTCTTGAATGGGAAAACAATCTCAAATTTGTTTTGCGTGACGATGGAACACTAAAACGGTTGAAATTCTATGACCGCATCACAGAGCAAAATGATGATATTTCAAAAGAAGAAATTGGCAAACGCTTTTACGCTGATTTTATCTTAATGGCCAACGTGCTTTCAGGCTTATTGAATGAGCTATCAGTTGAATTTAATGGATTAAAGGTTGCACTATGAAAACAGCAGAAGAAATTTTAGAAGAGCGAAAAAATACGCATGGCGATTTTGAAAAGGGTGCGCAAGATTTTGCACAACTAATGCGCCCGGTTGTCGAGAAATGGCTAGCTGGCACAATTAGCAATGTTAAATTTTATGGTTTAACAATGGCTAATGCAAAACAAGTGAGAATCTTGAATGGAGATTCAAGCCATGCCGATCATTATATTGATGCCGCAAATTATTTTACTCTTGCCGGAGGGCTTTATAAGGCGAGCAATAATAAAGAGTGCGTTATGAAAGGTGGCATTTCATTGTGCGGAGTGCGTGAGAATGAATGAGATTAAAGTTGGCATCCCTTATTCATTTTTCAAAATGATATTTGGCTCATACTTTGCCATAAATATATCCCTACCAGCAACAGCAGCAGTATATGCCATTGAACAAACCAAGGAGTATTGGATTTTAATGGATAGCGAGATGAGAAATGAAATTATAGAGCATTGCGAGCAAATTGTAGAAAATTCATCAATTAAAACCGTATTAAAAAGCTTTATAAAATGGGCAAAAGAAAACATTGATGCGGAACATCGGAAGAATTTACAACGTCCATTGGTTGATGTTTTGCCAGTTGTTAGTATGGAAAAACTAAACCGTAAAAAAGGTGATTGATATGATTGTTTGGGCATTGTTCGATAGCGGTAACGGCTGCTATACGAAAGGTGCAGAGCTATTTAATCAGTCAGTCAGTCAGTCAGTCAGTCAGTCAGTCAGTCAGTCAGTCAGTCAAAATATACCCTATTGGCATAGATATTGAGAGTAAAAATAACCATTTTATTAATCTTAATTTAGCTGATTATAGTCGTATGTTTGGCGATAACAAGCTATTCGATGAGCTTGATAAGCTGCCTAAACCTGATTTGATTATAGCTAGTCCACCTTGTGAGAGCTGGTCGGTTGCAAGTGCAATGTGGGGAGGTAATGCAAGCTGGAAACAGGAAACTGGTGCAGTAAATCGTGAATTATCAAAATTTACGGTTAGAAGTCGTGCGGATTATGATTTACCGCACGTCCAATTTAAATATGACCGCTCTTTCCTAAACCGCATTAATGGTGAGCTTTGTATCTATAATACAATCGAGATTATCAAACGTTACAATCCGAAAGTTTATGTAATAGAAAATCCGGCAAGCAGCAAGATTTGGCATTATGTAAATGACATTCTCAATTTTCAGATTCCTTTTGATAATTTGGCGCACTATAACTTGTATAACTACCCTTTGCGTAAACCAACAAGATTTAAGAGCAATATTAATCTTGGATTACGAAACAATCATAAATCAAAGCCTCAGCAACAATGGGAGGATTTTTCAAAATCATACAATGAAAGATCGAACATTCCACTTGGATTAATAGTGGATATATACAAAGCAGTAAATAAATATTTAACAAATCCAATAGGCGTTCCAAGTGAGCGCCCTTTGTTTTAGGGAAATTTATATAAGTAAACTACTGGAGGAGTAAATTATGCCAAATTGGTGTGTAG